TGGCTGGGTTCGATGTCGATGAAGATGAGGTTCACGCACCAGCATCAGGACGATTTGGGCTAGACCCGAAGCTAATTCACTTTGCCCAGATGCTGACAGAAACTGTGCTGTCTCGCCAGAAAGCCAAGTATTACCAGCAAGGATACGAGGCAGGCCAGAGGGATGAGAGAGAGATTTGCGCCAAAATCTGCGAGGAGTTTGTCTTGGGCGATCCTCATGCGGCAGCTATTCGTGAGAGGAATGAGAAATGAATCAGCAAGATTTGTTCGTTACCGCAGCGCAGCAACCCTTGGTCGATAAGATCAAGCGACTGACTGAACTTAATCGCCAGTTGGTGGCGGCAGCTAAAGAACTTGGTGCAGCTGATGATGTGGCAGAATGGGACGAGGCTTGGAGCAAGATGGCAAAGTTATTCAAAGAAAGCGTCTAAAGGACTGAAATGGCTCACGATTTATTAAAACAAGTGGCAGAGATTACAAACAAAAAAACAACGAAACTATCTGCCACAGAGGTCTTTGAATTGCAGGCATACGCTTGCATTCTTGACTTCATTGACGATGTGGGCAGCATTGAGGAACTCAAGAAAAAGGTCAATGACTTTCTAATTAACAAGGCAAAAAATGCGAAGAGCAGCGAGAACTGACAGCAACCAAGAGGAAATCGTCAAAGCTCTCAGGGCTGTGGGCGCAACCGTACAAAGCCTGGCGGGTGTCGGACATGGCGTGCCTGACCTACTCGTTGGATACCAAGGGAAAACAATCCTCATGGAAGTGAAAGACGGAAAGAAATCCCCATCACATCGAGAGCTGACTCCAGATCAAGTCAAATGGATTGACGCTTGGACGGGTGGATCGGTCTTTATTGTGGACAACGTAGAAGCCGCATGGAACGCTCTCAAATGATAAACCCAGAGGAATGCACCCAGCTGATCCGAGACAAAGCTCCCGCCTATGGGGAAGCCAAAGCCCAACGGGTCTATCTGGAAGAGTTCAGACGCAGCAAAAAGGCATTGCTGATGAAAGAATGTTATGCAATGGGCATCGAGGCCGCCAACGCTCAGGAGAGAGAAGCCTTGGCAGACCCCGAATATCACACTTTGCTCAAAGGTCTTGCGGCAGCGGTAGAAAAGGAAGAGACGCTGAAGTGGGAGATTGAGGCAGCAAGGCTCGACATTGAAATCTGGCGCACAAAGCAGGCCACCAACCGATTGGTCAACAGGTCACACGAATGATCTTCAAACACAAATACATCAGGAGCAAAAGGCTCTTGTGGCTGGTGGCAGAATTAGAATGCCAACTTTGTGGATCAGGCCAGAACATCCAAGCAGCACACACCAACTGGGGCGGAGGTAAGGGCAGAGGAATCAAGGCGGATGACAACCTAATCGCAGCGTTATGCTTAGAGTGCCATTATAAGATTGACCAAGGCAGCAAGTGGTCAAGAGATCAGCGAAAGGAAGCATGGACGCTCGCACACACCAGAACGGTGAAGGAGCTGACCGAATCAAATAAATGGCCAGTTGACATCCCTGTACCGGACGTAGGACAATAAAGACTCCTTGGTTAGTGGGTACTCTGGGGGCGCATTGCCCCCATTTTTTTCTACAACCCCGCAGAATCAACCTTTCGCGAAGGTTATATGAACCCAGCAGACAAAGTCGAAAAGTGGTCAATCGACAAACTAATCCCCTATGCACGCAACGCCAGGACACACTCTGACGAGCAAGTTGCCCAGATTGCGGCAAGCATCAAAGAATGGGGATGGACAACTCCAATACTGGTAGACGAGGAAGGCGGCATCATTGCGGGTCATGGGCGCACATTGGCTGCTCAAAGGCTCAAGATGACAGAGCTGCCTGTAATGGTGGCCAAGGGGTGGTCGGACGCTAAAAAGCGTGCTTATGTCATTGCAGACAATAAACTTGCGCTAAATGCAGATTGGGATAACGAGATGCTGTCGCTAGAGCTTGCAGAGATTGGTGAGCTTGGCTTTGATCTTGATTTGACGGGATTCTCGCCAGACGAGATTGCAGCCTTGATGCCCATCGAGATTACTGAGGGACTGACGGACGAGGATGAAGTCCCAGAAGCACCACCAAATCCTGTGACTGTGCAAGGCGATATATGGGTTTTGGGCAACCATAGGCTTATGTGTGGGGATAGTAAATCTTTTGCAGATGTTGAGAAATTATTAAATGGGATAAAAATAAATTTAGTTATTACTTCTCCGCCATATGCGTCTCAAAGAACATATGATGAATCATCAGGATTTAAACCAATTCATCCTGATGAATATTTAAATTGGTATTGTGATATAGCTTCAAATATCATGGCCAATTTGAAAGATGATGGTTCATATTTTTGCAATATCAAACCAAATGCCGAAGGATTAAATAGAGAATTATATGTATTTGACTTGGTTTTGGCTCATGTAAGAGATTGGGGATGGAATTTCGCTGATGAATTTTGTTGGGAGAGAGGTGGCATTCCTCAGCAAGTGTCAAGGAGATTTAAAAATCAATTTGAACCAATTTATCATTTTACTAAAGGCGAATGGAAATTTAGACCTGAAGCGGTAATGCACGAATCAAAATCTGTCCCAAAGGCAAAAGGCAAAGGTGCTGGGGATACAAATGCCGCAAAAAGGCAAGGTCATGTAAGTGCAGTCGATGGAAATGAAATAGACGCTGGCATGGCCTATCCAGGCAATAGATTGCCAACATTTCAATCAGAGGCGTTGGGTCATCCAGCTGCTTATCCAGTAGGATTGCCAGAATTTTTTATAAAAGCTTACACAGACAGTAAAGATATTATTTTTGATCCATTCATGGGAAGTGGGTCAACTTTAATTGCTGCTGAGAAGCAAGGCAGATTTGCATATGGGACAGAACTAAGTCCTACTTATACAGATATGATTATTAAACGTTGGCAATCATTTACTGGCAAGAAAGCAATTCACGCAGATACAGGTCAACCTTTTGCGGAGGTGATAAATGACCAAGAAAACTGAAAAACCCACCTATAAAAAGATTGGCGGCAATGGTGGCGCACGCCCAGGCGCAGGCAGACCAGCATTTGAGCCGACAGAAGCCGAGCGCAAACAGGTGGAAGCCTTGTCTGGATACGGACTGCCCATTGACCAGATTGGCGCATTAGTACGGGATGGAATCCACATTGATACTCTGAGGGCGCACTTCAGCGCAGAGCTGGTATCTGGCAAGTCCAAGGCAAACGCTCAGGTAGGAAAGACGCTATTCCAGAAGGCAATGGGCGGAGATACCACAGCCATGATCTGGTGGTCAAAGACCCAGATGCGCTGGGCTGAGACCCAAAAGCATGAGCTAACGGGTGCAGATGGCGCACCGCTAGAGTTTGCCAAGATTGAGCGTGTGATTGTCAAGAATGGGTAAGACCCTCCAGTTGCAAACCCCAGAGTGGGCTGTGCCGCTGCTTTCCCCATCACGATATAAGGCTGCATGGGGTGGCCGAGGCTCAGGCAAGTCTCACTTTTTCGCTGAGATGATGATCGAGGCGCACATCATGGATCAGAAGCGTCGAAGCGTCTGCGTGCGTGAAATCCAGAAATCCCTCCAGCAATCGGTCAAGCGTCTCTTGGAAACCAAGATTGAGGCCATGAACGCTGGCGCATACTTTGAGGTGCAAGAGTCGGTCATCAAGTCCAAGAAGGGCGATGGGGCGATTATCTTCCAAGGGATGCAAAACCACACTAGCGACTCGATCAAGTCGCTAGAAGGCTATGACTGTGCGTGGGTGGAGGAAGCCCAGAGTCTAAGCCAGACGAGTCTCGACTTATTGCGCCCAACGATCAGGAAGCCTGGCTCAGAGCTGTGGTTCTCATGGAATCCCCGCCAGCAATCCGATCCTGTTGACTTCCTGCTGCGTGGGCCAGAGCCACCGAAGGATGCCAAGGTCATCAAGGTCAACTTTAGTGATAACCCTTGGTTTCCAGATGTCCTACGGGACGAGATGGAGTACGACCAGAGGCGAGACCCAGACAAATATCAGCACGTTTGGCAGGGTCAATACCTGACCAACAGCTCTGCCAGAGTGTTTCGCAATTGGAAGATTGACGATTTTGAAGCACCACCAGAGGCGATCCACCGTCTGGGTGCGGATTGGGGTTTCGCTATCGACCCGACTGTGTTGGTGCGTTGCCACATTATTGGTCGAACGCTCTACATTGACTATGAGGCGTATATGGTTGGATGTGAGATTGTGAACACGCCTGACCTGTTTATGACCATCCCAGAGGCAGAACGCTGGCCTATCGTGGCAGACTCAGCAAGGCCAGAGACGATCAGCCACATGAGAAAGAATGGGTTTCCCAAGATCATGGGCGCAGTCAAGGGGGCGAAGTCTGTCGAGGAAGGCATCGAGTTTCTAAAGAATTACGACATTGTGGTTCATCCCAGATGCAGACACACGATTGACGAGTTGAGCCTGTACAGTTACAAGACTGATCCGCTGACCGGACGGGTGCTGCCGCTGCTGCAAGACAAAAAGAACCATGTGATTGACGCATTGCGTTATGCTTGCGAAGGTGTCAGAAGGACAAATATTTCTAAGGTTCAGAGCTTTACACCATTGCCAGTAAGTAACAAATGGTGATTTAATACGCACAAAGAGGATAAACATGGCTCGCATTCCCAACGATCAACGCTTGGCAAACTTGCACGCTGAAGCTCTGCGCCAGTACAACGACATCCAAACAGCGTTGCGGGACGAGCGTCTCCAATGCTTACAGGACAGACGTTTCTACTCTATTTGCGGCGCACAATGGGAAGGCCCACTATACGATCAGTATGAGAACAAGCCTCGGTTTGAGGTCAATAAGATCATGCTGTCGGTCATCCGCATTGTCAACGAGTACCGAAACAATCGGATTACAGTCGATTACATTGCCAAAGAGGGTGGAAGTGATGCACTCGCTGACACTTGTGATGGTCTCTATCGGGCAGACGAGCAGGACTCGGTTGCTAACGAAGCATACGACAACGCATTTGAAGAGGCTGTCGGTGGGGGTATTGGCGCATTTAGACTCAGAACTGCATACGAGGATGAAGAGGACGAAGAGAATGACCGTCAACGCATCAGATTTGAGCCGATATTTGATGCTGACAGCTCGGTATTCTTTGATCTGAACTCGAAACGCCAGGACAAGTCGGACGCAATGTTCTGCTTTGTGGTCACTAGCATGACCCGTGACAGCTACAAAGAAATTTATAACGATGACCCGACAGACTGGCCCAAAGAGATTCACCAGTATGAGTTTGATTGGTCAACGCCAGATGTCGTGTTTGTCGCTGAATACTTCAAGATTGAGGAAGTCACAGAGACGATCCGCATCTTTCGCAGCATTGACGGGACAGAAGAGAAGTATCGTCAGGAAGATTTTAAGGCAGATGAGACATTAGAGGAAACCCTTATCGCTATCGGCAGCCAAGAGGTTCGGCAGCGCAAGATCAAGCGCAAGAAAGTACGCAAATATGTTATGTCTGGCGGCAAGGTCTTGGAGGATGCGGGATACATTGCTGGCAACTGCATAC